TACCTAAGTTTGCTAAGAATGATCTCAATTTAGTTGAGTCAGTTTCAGCTCTTATAGGCTTTACTATTTCCCCCTGTGAAGGATCTTTTGGAGTGTCGGGTTCTTTGTCTTGTGTAACACTACTAGTTCTTTTTAGTCCTGCCATAACACTTGCAGTTGTTGACTGTCCGTAACTGTTGTCTTCATCTTCTGCAAGATCAGTAATACGCAAACAGTCTATATCAAATTGTAAATCTATCTTTGCACCTACACCACTACTGCTTCTAGTCTTCATTAACTGTATCTGATACCTACCACGTTCACGCATAGCTCTACTTGTAAAGATACCAATCACGTTGTCTGCTGTTTGTATCTTACTCAAGCCTCCTGCAATATGCGAATGATCAAATTCAATCTCTTCAACACTAGCTCTATTCAACTGCGATGCAGTTACAAATATACATTGTAGTTCCATTGCCAAGTTTCTAAGTTCTTCAGATACAAACTTATCTTTAACAAACAAATCACTTGGACTTACTTTCTTACTCATTGGCATCAACAAGTCTAAGTAGTCAATCAATAATACATCAATCTTTCTATTGTTCTTTACTTCATATTCTTTTACAAAACTTCTAATATCATTTGCAGTCTTACCACTTGGCATATATTTGATCTGCAAACTACCTGCCTTCTTGCCTACCATCTTAACTTTCATTTCAACAGTATCAAGATCTCTAAATATTTCTCTACTTGGAATGTCAGTCATCATACTATCCATTCTCATAGCAACTAGGTTCTCACTCAACTCTAATGTTAAGTATACAACGTTCATTCCATTCAATGCCCAGTTGCAACCTAAGTTAGCAAGGAATAAACTTTTACCTGCACCCGAACCACCTGCAAATATGTTTAGTTCACCTTTGTTAAATCCACCAAACAGTTTCTTATCTAAGCTCTCCCAACCTGTGCTTACTTGTCCGTTGTTATCTTTTAATCCCATAAGTCTAGCTCTAGGATCTGCAAAGTAATCTATACCTAGGTCTTTTTGTAAACCTATTTGTACTGCGTCTTTAATTTTAGTTTCAACTGGACCATACTCACCCTTTTCAAGCAAGTCTGCACTTTCTAATATTGCACGTTCTAATGCTTTGTGTCTACTAAATGTTTCAAAGTCATTAAGCAACCAATCATAGTGTTGCTCATTAAGTCCTTTAGGAATCTCTAGCTTAACACCTGGACAAGCACTATTAACAATCTGTTCTGTAGGAAGTGTATTGTGTTCTTCAACAAATTCTTTTAGAAACTCAGCCGCAGGTTGTAGCTTACGATCAAAGCTCTGCGGATCAAATACTGCTTGGCAACGCACATAAGTCTGTGCATCGCTTAACATTATTTCTAAATATGTTTTTTGGATATCAAATCCATAATCAGTATTTTGTTTCATTACGTTTTATTATACCATATTTTATCATTAAAGTCAATGTGTTTCTCGTCCATTGCCAAAACTGCACCAATGCAACTTCCAGGATCACCTGGATTCTTTGGAACATATATTGTATCCCAATTCTTTTTAATTTGTTTTACTGCTACACTATTTAAAGCACAGCCGCCTGTAAGTATTAAATTGCGACTTGGTAAATTTTCTCTACACCATTTACTGTTACTTTTGAGTATAAGTTCAAAAGCAAATTGAGTAGCATTCGCTAATCTTTTCATATCGCTTTCAGTTGTAAGGTCAGGCTTGTACCAACTACAACCTTTGTGTAGATTGTGTTTGAACTTAACACCTGGCTTTGATCCATCTAATGGTGTATCAATAAACGTACCAATAACATCATTAACAAGATGTAAGTTTTCCTGTGTGCTTATGTTTTCACCTGCTGGTGCAACTTTATATTCTTCTGCATTAGGTTTAAACCCGCAACGTTGTGTCATAGCACTATAAAATAATCCTACACTATGTGGATAGCTTTGTGAGTACACTTGTTTTAAACCTGCACCAGGTATATATGAATCAGCCTTCCATATAGTAAACGTTTCAAACTCTCCTATTGAATCCAAACACATGATTGTTGCATGAGGTAATCCACTAGTATACCAACCATATGCGGCGTGTGACTTATGATGTTTAGCATACACTATAGGACAAGTTATGCCCCACTTCTTAAGATATTCTTTAATGTTGTTTTCTTTATGAAGCCAACCTTGTCCTGCTCTCCATTGTCTAAGAGTTTTTAGGAAAGGCTTTTCATACCATACTACCCTGTCAGGTGGGCCATAGCTTTGCCTTGCGGCTTCTATCTGTGTCCAACTAAAGTCTGGATCATTGGGAACATCTGAAAAGTCTTTACTCTGACAAGCCCATACAAGTTTGTCATCTATGAATACTGCCAATGCCGCATCATGACTGTTTCCTACCATTCCCCAAGTAATCACTATCTTGTCTCCTTGATCTTATCTGCTAATCCATATGCTACTGCTTCTTCGGCAGTCATAAACTTATCACGATCCATATCACGTTCAAAGTCTTCAAACGTTTTACCTGCCGTGTTGTGCTTAACATATAGTCTTGTTAAATGTTCTTTTAGGTATTGTATCTCTTTGTAACGTATTTCAATATCACTTGCCATACCCTGAGCACCACCACTTGGTTGGTGAATCATTGTACGTGCATTAGGTAACAATATACGTTTACCTGGAGCACCTGCTTGAGCTAGGAATGATCCCATTGAACAAGCCTGTCCTAAAACTATTGTACTTACATCACACTTAACAAATTGCATTGTATCGTAAATACTCATTCCACTTGTAATTACTCCGCCTGGGCCATTAATATAAAAATTAATATCCTTTTCAGAGCTTTGACTTTCTAAGAAAAGCATTTGTGCTACTACTACATTTGCACTATGATCTTCTACGGGGCCATTCAACATCACAATCCTATCTTTTAATAGTCGACTGTAGATGTCATATGCTCTTTCCCCTTTGTTGGTAGACTCTACTACCATTGGTATCAATCCTGACATTTATTGTTTCTCCTTAATACTTTTATATATTTTGTGCAATACGTAAAACCAAACTCCATTTATTGCCGGTTCAACTAAAGCGACTGTACCTGCTTCAAACAAACTTGCTCCTGTAAATGTAGTCACTACAGCCATCGCTATACATACGTGTCCTAACGTATAGACTAATGCAAGTGCTAAACTACTTTCTACAAATATTGTTTGTATGCCTTTAGTAAATTCAGTCATGCTATTCTCCTTTCCTAATTTATACCCATCACGTTAAAGCTCATGCTAGTTCTAGTAACGTCACTTCTAAACGGATATACCGTGTGTTTAAGTCCTGCCTGGAATAGCAAGAAGTCTCCTGTTTGAGGAATTATCTTATGCGTTCCTGTTGCTCCAAGAACATCTGGACCATGTAAAAATTCTATTTGTCCAGCACATTTCATATTGGTATCTTCTGTGTATGTCTCCGTTGCTATAACGTCTGGCACATTGATATACACTACTGCACTAATCATTCCTGAATGGCTATGTATAGGATTGAACTCGTTTGCAATTTGGTAATTGATCCAAGGTCCAGTTCCTAGATTAAAATTTAGATTATCGTAAGACTCTTGACTCTTTTCTGGTTCCTTGTTTATTAAAAGACTGTTTGCACGTTTGTCTTCGTATTGTATAAACTTTCTTAGATGCGGTTGTATAATATTCATAAAAGGTTCTTGATCATCAACAACTATACCTAGTTGGTCTCTTATGTTACCTGCAAGATCGTTACCAACATTTTGCCTTGCTTCGTATGTAGCATCAGCAACTTCCTGTAGGTAATCTATCTGCTTTGCAGTAAGTTTACCTTGGTATATTGTTGGTCCAAAAGGTCTTATAAAATCAGATTGGTACATTAATGTTTCGTAGGTCCTTTTATTTCTTGTACGTCATCTCTGCTTAAAAAGATAGCCTCCATGATATCATCATAGTCTTCTTTGGCTAATGCCGACTTATAAATTTTAATTGCTTGAGCACACATTACTCCTGCAACTTCAAGTGGATCGTATTCTCCAGATGCTATTAGCTTGTTAGCTTCTGCTTCTAGTATACGATAACATTCTTCTGTTTTATCTTTTTCTATCATGACAATCCTATTTGTAAATGAATGGGTCCTTCTTTTGTAGCTCTTTAATTCTCTTCTTGAACTTTCTACGTTCCTTCCAATCTTCAAAGAAGCCTTTTATTTTGGCCCATAAGTTTTTTAACCAAACCATTTCTTGCTCCTTAATTTAATTTTTAGTTCTGAATCTTCTGTACTAGATACTAGTGTGTGAAGTGTGTACATTCTACCATACTTGATTACTGCGTCATTAACATCTTTGACGTCATCGGACCAATCCGGCATACTAACTGACCAACCTAATTCTATTGCTTGTTCCATTAATTTATGTCCGTTATCATCACGATCCGGAACTAGTATTACTTTTTTATTTAACGCATTTATGGCCAAGGCCTGTTGATCTTTGACTTCACTTCCTAGTAGTGCAATACCGTCTACACCAATAGCATCAAATGGTCCTTCTACTACAATACAAAATATTCTTTGCCAGTTCTGTGCATCTAAATTGAATACATATCCAGGCTGTTGCTCACTCATGTATTTTGGACTTCCTTCGTTTATTTTACGTGCAGTCCAACCTACAATCCTACGTTCACTATTATATTCTTTGTGATAGAAAGGCATAATCAATCTATCTTTGTAACCTAGTTTAGGTGTCCAATGGAAGTCATAGTCATCAACATTAAGTTGTCTTGACTTCATATATTGTAAAATATTGTCTGGTGTGTTTTCATCAATTGGTTGTGCACCATCTGGTAATGGCTTATCGACGAACTTTGGAAGTTCTACTATTGCTTGTTGATACCCTTGGGTCTCATTAAACTGTAAAACTGCCAAAGCCAATTTAGTAATTGTATCGTCTGAAGCGCCTAGCCATTGTAACAATAATTTCATCTTGCCGGATAGCTTACGGCCTGTCTGCCAAGAAGCTTTGAATCCACAGTTGAAACAATGATAGCTTACTCCATCTTGTGTTTGGTTCTTTATTAATCCACCACGTTGTCTTGAGTCTTGAGTAGTCCCATTGTGGTGACAACAAGGTGCATTGAAAGATGTCCAACCAGACGGAGTTGTTTTCCGTTTACTGGGAAGGTGGGTAATTATTGTATCATAAACTAGACTACTCATACTATTATTATAGTATAAAATGTCTACAAAGTCAACTAGTTTCTTACTAAAACTTTATCGATTGTTCCGTTTTGTTTATGGTATTGGACACGTAGATGACTGTACACACCATTGAAGTTTATATACTTTGGTTGTGTTGAAACTGTATCAAAAGATAACGTTCCTACGTTGCCCCAATATGTACTTCCTGTTATAGTGTTATCCAATGTTGCTTGGATATGAACATCGCCAGTAAAGTCTGTTGTGTATACTGCCGCAGTATGTAATGCTTCATTACCATTCTTAGCCGGCTCGGCTGTGATTGTTTCACTGTAGTAGATGTCTGTACCTGCACCTGTTTCAGTAAACGTTTTAATGTTGTAAGTTTCTGCTGGACCAGGAAAAGCATCACCTTCAACTTTGATCGTACCTTGGGCACCATATTGACTATCTGCATAGGTAAGTGTCTTGTCTCCACTTGTCGCAACCATGTAAACATTGTAGCTACAAAACTGTCCTTGTACGTTTAAAAGATCGTTCTCAGTTACTGTTACTGTGAACTGTCCCTTAAAACTTGGTGTTGATGTTTCTTTAATAGTTCCGTCACGTTCAACGATCATCTTATTGTTTGCGTCGAACATAACAAACTTAGGCGTGTAAGTGTTTAATATACTTACAGGCTTCTGGTCTGGATTCTTAATCTCAAAGGTCAAGACATTATCTATCCCTCTGTAGACTTTCATGGTTCTCTGGTACACTGGTCTATACTCCGTTATGTTGTTAGTCAGA